TGGCAGCTTGGCCGCCACCGTTTGATGTGCGGAGACAGCACCGACGCAGCGGACGTTCAGAAGTTGATGGGCGCCGAGGTTATGGACCTCATAATTACGGATCCACCTTATAACGTAAATTACGAGGAGAAGGCCGCCGCCCTGAATGAGTATAGACCGAACGAAAACGGCGCCATGAAAATTGAGAATGATGTTATGGATAAGAATTCCTTCTACACATTCCTTTTCAAGGCGTTTGCGAACATGGAGGCTTGCATGAGAGAAGGAGCCGCTGTCTACGTGTTTCACGCAGACAGCGAAGGCCTTACCTTCCGTAAGGCCTTCGATGATGCCGGAATCAAGCTGGCAGAGGTCTTAATCTGGGAAAAGAGCAACTTCGTACTTGGCCGCCAGGACTACCAGTGGAGGCACGAACCTATATTGTACGGCTGGAAGGAAGGCGCGAGACATTACTTTGTTGATGATCGCACCCAGGACACCGTTATCTTAGAGGACGACGTTGACTTTGAAGCCATGAAAAAGCCGGAGCTGATTCAGTATATTAAGGACGTTATGCACAGATACGCGGACCAAACTACGGTTATATTTGAGAAAAAGCCGATGAGCAGTAACCTGCATCCGACCATGAAGCCGCTTGAGCTGATTGCGAAGTTTATGAAGAATTCCAGCAAGAAGGGCTGGAACGTCGGAGACCTTTTCGGAGGAAGCGGCAGCACTCTTATGGCAGCAGAGCAGTTAGAAAGAAACGCTTACGTTATGGAGTTAGACGAACACTACGCAAGCGTTATCATTAAAAGGTGGGAGGACTTTACCGGACAGCAGGCAGTAAGAATTGAGGTGTAGTAAATGCCAGAAAACGAGAATACAACAACAGAAAAAGGGTATTACAAAACGGAGGTAATAGCAAACCTTTTCGGCGTGAGTGTGCGTAGAATACAGCAGCTTACGCAGGATGGCGTTATTGCCACGGTTCAGACGAAGCAGGGGCGCCGGTATGAGCTGGCACCAACGATTCAGAGATATATTAAATACCTTTCCGACAAGGCTTACGGTAAGTCAAGGTCGGAGACGGAGGCGAAGCTGAAAGAACAGAAGCTCCGCGCCGAGATTGCCCTGAAAGAAAGCCAGGGAGAACTACATAAGTTACGTACAGATATTGCGGCAGGTAATTACATTTCCGTTGAGGAAGTGAAGATAGATTACAGCCGCTTTTTTGTATCATTTAAGAAATTCGCAATGTCTATTCCCAGCAAGCTGGCAGGGCGCTTGGCCGGATTTATTGACCCGGTAGAGGTTAGACAGATAGAAAACGAGCTGCAGAAGGAGGTAACAAAACTTCTAAAGAGCTTCGTTGTATCGGCGGTTATTGAGGAGCGGCAGCCGGTAAAAGAAAAGGATAAGTCAGATAATGGCGAGACGTAAGAAGGTTCCGGTAACTAAGTATCAGTATGAAGCCTTGCAGTTATTAAGCCCACCGGAGCAACTGACTGTGTCTGAATGGGCCGAGGAGTACCGAATCTTGGACGCCAAGTCGGCAGCCATGCCAGGACCATGGAGCAACGACGTTACGCCTTACCTTGTAGGAGTTATGGACGAGTTCAATAACTACGAGACAGAGAAGATTGTATTCGTAAAACCTACACAGATAGGCGGCACGGAAGCCTTACAAAATATGATAGGCTACATCGTCGCGCAGGATCCAGCGCCGACTATGATTGTTTACCCGACGGACACCCTGGCGAAGTCGGTGTCTGAAAACCGATTACAGCCCATGCTTAAAGCTACGCCGGAGATTGCAAAGAAGTTCGACGAGAATTCGCCGTTACTTGAGCTGCAGTTTGACGGTATGTACTTGACGCTTGCCGGTAGTAATTCTCCTTCAGGACTTGCCAGCAAGCCTATTCGTTTCCTGATGATGGACGAGGTAGACAAATACCCAGGCGCCAGCAGTAAGGAAGCGGATCCAATAAAGCTGGCTACGGAACGTACTAAGACGTTCCACAACAGAAAGATTTATATCACAAGTACACCGACCCTAAAGACCGGCCATATTTGGAAGGAAAAAGAGGGTGCGGATATAGAGAAGCATTACTTTGTGCCTTGCCCTCATTGCGGAGAATATATTGAATTCAAGTTTCAGAATATCAAGTTCCCGGACAGCGAGGATATGAGCTACGCAGACCGTGCGGAATTTGCTACTTACGTATGCCAGGAGTGCGGATGCGTAATTACAGATAACGATAAGCACAATATGCTTCGCCTTGGAGAGTGGCGCACGGTACGCCACAACACAAAGTATGTACGAAGCGTAGCCTTTTGGATAAATACGCTTTACAGCCCCTTTGTTCGTTGGTCGGATATTGCGAAGGAATTCCTTACAACAAAGGACGACCCGGAGGACTTTCAGAACTTTGTCAACTCATGGCTTGCAGAGCCGTGGGAAGATACGAAGCTGAAAACGAGCGCAGAGCTGGTTATGGAAAGACAGACCGAAGTGCCGGCGCTTATTGTTCCTTCATGGGCAAAGATGATTACCGGCGGCGTGGACGTTCAGGAAACGTCGTTGTATTGGAGTATTCGAGCTTGGGGAGATTTCCTCACCAGCCAGAATATAGCACACGGCCAGGCACTTTCCTTTGAGGAAGTGGACCGCATAATGAACCTTGAATACATGAACGAGTACGGAGAACCGTTCGTAGTAAACCTGTGTCTAATTGACTCCGGCGACCAGACTGATACGGTATATGATTTTTGCGTTTATCATTCAGATTACGCATTACCGGTCAAGGGTGCGAGTCACGCGCAGTTGAGCCACTATAAATTAAGCAAAATTAACAGAGAAGGCAGTAGCGCAAATGGAATGACACTTGTTTTAGTAGACGGCGATAAGTACAAGGACATGATTGCAGGTCGTATGCGGAAGCCGAACGGCCGTGGCAGTTGGATGGTGTACAACGGTTGCGATACCGAGTACGCCACCCAGGTCACAAACGAACATAAAGTAAATGTAAAGAGCGGCGGTCAGGTACGCCAGGTATGGAAGCCGAAGTACAGCCACGCGGACAACCACTACTTAGATACAGAGGTTTACGCCATGGCAGCCGCAGACATTATGGGAGTAAGAACCCTGCACCTTGCAAACGAGGAGCAGCAGGGCAGACCGACTGTGCCGAAGGACCCGGACGAGACACCGGAGGAACAGTGGATTCAGAAGCATGATAACTGGATTAGTTAGGAAGGAGGCATATCATGGCAGATACAAATCAGACCCCGGCATCCACAAAAGAATTGTTGGACGCTGTGAATAACGCCATTGTTGCTATCGCGGTAGGTGGACAAGCCTACAAAATCGGTTCGCGTAGCTTAACAAGAGCCGACCTTAAACAGCTTTACACTATAAAGAATGACCTGACAGCGCAGCTTGCAGCAGAGAACTCCGGGGACTTCCTGGACGATTGCTACGTTGCGTACTTCGACGGTCGATAGGAGGGCTGTATGGGATTTTTAGATAACATTGTTGCGGCGTTTTCGCCGGAAGCAGCATACAGAAGAATGGCTTTTCGCCAGGCTTACGAGGAAATGAAGTCAGCATACGACGCCGGGTCGTATGACAAAGGCAACCGTAACTGGCGCGTAAGTAACAATTCGGCCGAATATACAGACCGATACAGCCGCGACGACGTTCGTGCCAGGGCAAGAGACCTGGAGCGAAACAGCGACATTATGAATTCAGTAGTAGGCGCCTTCAAGAGAAATATTGTAGGCGGCGGCTATCACGTTCAGGTAAAGACCGACGACGAGGAGCTTAACAAAAAGATAGAGCAGGCCTGGAGGAAATGGTGTAAGAAGCAGAATTGCGACGTTACCGGTACGCAGAGCTTAAATCAGATTATCCGAATGGCCGTAGAGCGCAAGAAGATTGACGGCGGTATTCTTTTCGTTAAGCGATATACGAGCGACGGCTTTGTACCGTTCAAATTGCAGATGATAGAAGTAGACGAGCTGGATTCAGGGGTTATGCAGCCAAAGAACTCTGGAAACAAAGTTGCAGGCGGCATTGAGTTTAACCCATACAACAGACCGGTCGGCTACTACATAAGGCAGTATGACATTGACGGTTACAACCTTAGAGAGCCGGTATACGTAGAAGCAAAGGACGTTATTTTTTATTTCACAAAGAAACGCCCTTCACAGCTTAGAGAAATGTCGGATATGTCGCCGACTATTCCACGTATTCGAGACGTAAACGAGTTTATGACCGCTGTGTCCGTAAAGGAACGTATCGAGGCTTGTTTGGCAATATTCGTTAAAAAGCAGTTGCCAACTACCAGCATCGGAAGGGGCGGCACCGGTCCCATTGCAGACCGCGTAAGCTACGACGGCAAAATGCTTACACCGGGCATGATTAAGGAGCTGAACGCCGGAGACGAGATTCAGGTTGTAAATCCATCCGGGCAGGGAGCAGACGCTACCAGCTTCACAAAATTACAGCAGAGACTTGTCGGCGCTGGCCAGGGCATCAGCTACGAAGCTACGAGCCGTGACATGGCCGAAAGTACATATTCTTCCGCAAGGCAGGGCCTCATTGAGGACGACTTGACCTATAAGGAAGATAAGGAATTGTTGATTGAGGTTTTAGATGAAATCTACGAAACCTTTGTCATTTCCGCAGTATTATGCGGAGCAATAGATATACCACGCTTCTGGCAGGAGAAAGACCGGTTCCTTTCCCACGAATGGATCCAGGAGCCTAAGCCTTGGATTGACCCTTACAAGGAATCCAATGCAAACAAAATTGCAATACAGACCGGACAGAAAACTTATAAACAGATTGCCGCAGAGAACGGCCGCGATTGGCGTAGTCAGATAGACGACATGGCGGAAGTAATGGCCTACGGCAAGGAAAAAGGACTTGATATGGGAGGTGTTCTATTTGGAATCAAGGAAAACCAGTCGCCGGAGCCTGATGACGAGGGCAGCGGAGACGGCGGAAACAAAAAAGAATAGCGAACGAGACAGTGGCCTCCAGCGCTTCCTTACAGATTGTTCTATCCGAGCCATGGAAGGCGAAGGAAACGAGCGAAAGTTTGTACTTAGCTTTTCTTCGGAGGAGCCTTACGAACGCTGGTGGGGCGTGGAGATTCTTTCACATTCAGAAGGCGCTATCGATTTGACAAGACTCAATTCAATCGGCTGTGTCCTTTACAACCATAACCGGGACAAAGTTCTTGGTAAGGTACTTCGTGCCTGGGTTGAGGACGGCAGAGGCAACGCAGAAATCGAATTCGACGAGGATGCGGAGGCAGACGTTATTTATCAGAAAGTCAAGAGCGGAACCCTTAAAGGCGTGTCCGTTGGCTATAAGGTAAGTAACTGGGAGGAAGTGGCCGCAAATAAGAAGTCAAGCGACGGAAAGTTTACCGGACCTTGCGACATTGCGGTTAAATGGGAACCATTTGAGATTTCCATTGTAAGCGTACCGGCAGACCCTACGGTCGGCGTGGGACGTTCGCAGGAAGATACACCTGCAGCAACCAAGGGAGTAAGCAGCTTTTACTATTATGAAAAGCAGCTCCAAATAAACAAAAATCATTTATAGGAGGTAGAACACTATGAATCGTAAACAGATGATTCAGAGACAGCAGGAGCTTCTTAACACAGCAAAGGCTGCACAGAGAGAGCTTACTGCAGAAGAACAGGCAGAGTTTGATAACCTGCAGAGACAGATCGACGCTTTACCTGCAGAGGAAGGCGGCGAAGGAACACCGGCAGCACCGGTGGCAACCGACAACGCAGACAGCGTTAGAGCGGCAGAAAGACAGAGATGCGCAGACATCACTACTTTATGTAGAGACTTTTCTGTGTCCGCAGAGGACCAGCAGCGTTACCTTAACGACGGTGTATCCGTTGATGCGGTAAGAGCAGCTATCCTTGATAGCATGAGACAGAACAGCGCACCTATTCAGACAAGAGGCGTGGTTACTGAAGTTGTTGCGGCTGAGGATAAATTCAGAGCGGCAGCAGCAGACGCGCTCGTTATGAGAAGCGGCCTTGAGTTACAGAACCCGGCAGAAGGCGCAAGACAGATGATGGGTATGTCCCTTCGTGACTTGGCTATCGAATGTTTAACAGCAGAAGGACAGACTGGTCTTAACAGACGTTCTTCCGCAGACCTCTACGATATGTTACAGCGCCAGTTCTTCAACCCTACCGCAGCTTTCCCTGCAATCCTTGATAACGCTATCAACAAAGCGTACGTTCAGGGACATAAGACTGCTGCCGTAACCTTTGATCAGTGGACAAAGAAAGGTAGCTTGAAGGACTTCAAGACACACGATAACAATTACCTTGCTGGACCTGCTGGCGAATTCTTAGAAGTACCGGAAGGCGGCGAATTGAAGCATGACGTATTCAAGGATGAAAAACGTCCTACCAGAAAGTTAAAAACTTATGGTCGTCAGTTCACATTGACCCGTCAGGCGTTCATTAACGACGACATTGACCTGGTAACAAGAATTCCTGCTAAGTACGCAGCTTCCGCAAGAAAGACCATCAATAAGCAGTGTTATCAGATTCTTGTAAATAACCCTGCCGTATACGACGGTACAGCCTTATTCTCTAAGGCACACGGAAACCTTGTAACAACCGGAACCGGTATTACCCAGGCTTCTATGCAGGCTATGATTATGGCATTGCAGGGCCAGGTTGACGAGTTCGGCGAGGCTTGCATTATCCGTCCTGCTACTATTATTGTTCCTTCCGGTATGGCGTTCGACATTTACACATTGTTCAACAGCCCTACTATTCACACAGAAGGCAATACCCAGGCAGTGAACCCTCTGTATCGTTACGCTAACCACATTCAGGTTGTAGAGGATCCTACTATCAACGTACTTTGCGGCGGCTACGGCAACGTAATGCCTTGGTGGTTGTTAGGTTCCAAGGACGACACAGACTTTATCGAAGTAGATTACTTGAACGGTCAGGAAATTCCTACTATTCGTAGAATGGAAACACCTGGTACACTCGGCTTCGTTTGGGATATCTACCTTGATTGGGGTATCAGTGTTATGGATTGGCGCGGAGCTATTAAGAATCCGGGCGTTAAGATTGAAAGCCCTTTGGCTTAATTTGAGAAGGAGGTAAGCGATAATGAAAGCGACTTATTGGCAGAGAGGCGAAAGCCTTGATTACGTAAATGAGACAACGGCCGTTATCGAGGCAAACACCATTATTGACCTCGACACAAGAATCGGCGTTGCAGGAACTTCCATTAACCCTGGCGAAAAGGGTTCCCTTCACGTAACTGGCGTGTATGAAATTGCAAAGACCGGCACAGAGGAAATTGCAATGGGCGCGGCAGTATACTTTGACGGAAACGGTATTACCAACGCAGCCGGTGGCACACTTGCTGGCTATGCCGCAGAAAAGGCCGCAGCGGATGCAAAGGTAGTTCTTGTGAAGTTGCAGGGTTAAGGAGGAAGCACCATGGCGAATGAAAAGAACTTAACAGAAGAAACCACGGAAGTGGTAACAGAGGGAGTTACCGAGAATACGGGAGCTGAAGGAACCACCGAACCGGAAGGAACCGAAGGCACAGCGCCGGAAGGAACCACCGAACCGGAAGGAACCGAAGGCCCC